AGATTACTAACTGGTGCTAAAAACAACCAGGATCCAAGTGATACTGGATCATTTAAGCCGCCAGGATCTAACTTTGCTAATAGTTGGAAGTAATAATTACGAATAATGTTTATATTACAGCTGAGATCCTATCAATAATTCGTAACATTTATATATTTGACAAGATAAAGAATGACCTTAGTGTAAATGATTAGCTAAATCTTTTTTACACTGAGGGTTAATTGGCCAACTTATTCGATTCTACAAACTATCCCACTTCCGTTCCATCTGAATTAAAGGTGGGCGATAACTGGAACTGGGTAAATAATCAGCTAGGCACTGATTATGTCAATTCAGCCTATGCACTTAAATACGAATTCAATTTAATTGATGGTGCAACCAATGTGCATTTCCAAGTTGTTGCCGTAAATGATGGTGATAATTACAAAGTAGAAATTGCCCACGGCACAACGGCCAACTATACGCCTGGTGAATATAACTGGATTGCTAACATACATAAAAATGGTGGTGGAAGAATTAAAGTTGCAGAAGGATTTATTACAATCCAGGACAACTACCACTCAACAAACAGCTCAGTTAGATCTTTTGCAAAACAAATGCTTGATGCAATTGAAGCTGTTGCCTTAAACAGAGCAACCATGGATCAATCATCCATGAGTATTGCTGGTAGATCTCTTTCCAGAATGTCTATAGACGAATTAATGACTTTTAGAGATAGATTCAAAACAGAATACTTACAAGAAGTAAAACAGGCCAGAGTTAAAAATGGCAAAGGCTCTGGAAACAATATCAAAGTCAGTTTTGGTAGGCACTCAACTTTTAATCCAACAGATCTAACATAATGGCTTGGTACAACAACATATTTAATCGACAAACTAAACCAAAAGGCTTTACATATAAAAGAAGCTACCAAGGAGCATCAACTGGCAGATTGTTTGCTGATTTTTTAACTTCCAGTAAATCTGCCGATGCAGAAATTAAAGATTCAATAAGAACGCTAAGAGATAGGGCCAGAAGTTTGGCCAGGAATGATTCATACATAAGCCGTTATCTAAATTTAATGGTATCAAATGTAGTTGGCAAACATGGCGTGCGGATCTCAGCTAAAGCTAGAAATGAAAATGGATCCTTAGACTTACTGGCGAACAGACAAATTGAAGATGCCTGGAAGAAATGGGGCAAGCTAGGTATATGCACTGCAAATGGCCGTTTGTCTTTTTTAGATTGTCAAAAATTATTTGTTGAAGCCCTGGCCAGAGATGGTGAAGTTTTAATAAGACATATAAAGACTAATGCAAGCCCTTATGGTTATCAAATACAATTTATTGAAGCAGATCACCTAGACGAAGATTTAAACTACACATTAAAAAATGGCAATAAGATCTGCATGGGTGTTGAGGTAGATCAATTCAGAAAGCCAGTAGCCTATCATTTATTTAAAAATCATCCTTATGGTGATACTTATGACATTGCTAATAAGCATATAAGAGTACCAGCAGAGGAGATTACTCATTGTTATATGCCAAACAGGGCAGAACAAACAAGAGGCGTTAGTCATATTGCAACAGCAATGGCTAATTCAAAAATGCTTTCTGGATATTTAGAGGCTGAAATAGTGGCCGCAAGATTGGGTGCTAGTAAATCTGGATTCTTTTCTTCACCAGATGGCAACTCTTATGTTGGTGATGGTGTAGAAGATGATTTTAATCCAGTCATGAATGTAGAGCCTGGTACATTCCAGCAGCTGCCAGATGGCGTGCAATTTACACCTTATGATCCAACACATCCAACAAGTGCTTTTGAATCTTTTACAACAACTGTTTTAAGATCTATTGCTTCTGGCCTTAATATTAGCTACCACGCTTTGTCTAATGATTTAACCTCTGTTAATTACAGCTCTATACGCCAGGGTGCGTTAGAGGACAGAAGCCATTTCCAATTGTGGCAAGAATTTTGCATACAGCATTTTGTAGATGTCATATTTAAACGCTGGCTTGAAATGGCAATTACAACCAAAGCTATCAATTTGCCTATGGGTAAGTTTGATAAATTTGCTGATTCAATAAATTACATTCCAAGATCTTTTGCCTGGATAGATCCACTCAAAGAAATGCAAGCCAATGTTGTTGGCCTGCAAAACGGAATAACCACATATAGCGACATAGTAAGTAGCTATGGTAAAGATGTTGAAGAAACATTTGAGCAGCACCAAAAAGAAAAAGAACTGGCAGAACAATATGGAATCTCTACAGCTTTCCAGCCTTTTGGTAATAAGGCACCAGTGCCAGCAGAAGTAGAAGGAGATCCAGATAATGAATAACAAGTTTCAAGAGGCAATTACGCCAAATGAAAAACATCCTAGCGAGGTAAGCATGGAATTTAAAAGTGAAAATCCCATCCTCAGCGAAGCAGAAGCAGATCCAATTATTGAATCTGTTGAAGTCAATGAGGGTGTTGAATTAGATGCTACAGAAAGATTATTTGACGATGAGGTAACTTATCGAACTATTGATCTCTCCAGGGCATCTTACATAGACGAGAAAGAAAGACGAGTGCGAATCGGAGTTAGCTCTGAAAGCGAAGTTGAAAGAGGTTTTGGCCTTGAAGTGCTTTCTCACAAAGCAGAGGATGTAGATATGTCATTTATGGCCTCTGGAACAGCACCATTACTGAACAACCATCGTATGGATGAGCAGATAGGTGTTGTAGAAGAATTTAGACTTGATGAGGCAGCGAAAAGAACAATTGCTGTGGTCAGATTTGGTAGATCTGCTCTTGCTCAGGAAGTTTTTCAAGATGTAGTTGATGGAATAAAACAAAATATTTCAGTTGGCTACAGAGTAAATAAACTTGAACAGGCAACAAATGATGAGATTGGCGATCATTACAGGGCTAGTTGGACACCTATGGAAGCATCTATAGTTTCAATCCCAGCAGATCAATCCAAGCAAGTTGGCGTTGGCCGTTCTAAATCTAACAAAACTCCAAATATACAGGTAACTAAAATGGAAAATGAAAAACAAGAAATTAATCTTGATGAAGTTAGATCTCAAAGTGCAGACGAAGCAAGAAAAGAATTTGCTAAAAACTCAAAAGAGATTTTAGATCTTGCTACCAAGCACAACAAAAGAGACCTAGCAGATCAAGCAATTGCAAATGGTTCTACAGTTGAAGATTTTAGAGGCATCTTATTAGATAATATCGGAAACGATAAGCCTTTAGAAACTCCAGGTGAAATTGGTTTAACACCAAAAGAATCAAAAAGATTTAGCATATTAAGAGCAGTTAATGCTATGGCAAATCCTACAGATAGGCGTGCACAAGAAGAAGCTAAATTTGAATTTGAATGTTCAGCAGCTGCTGGACAAGCACAAGGCAGAACAGCACAAGGTATTTTATTGCCTGGTGAAGTTATGGCTGAATGGTCTCAAAGAGGCATGACAATGGGTAACGAAGGCGATCTATCTGGTGAAGATTTTAGACCACAGGATTTTATTGATGTCCTTAGAGCTAATTCATCTATTATGGCCGCTGGTACAACTTTGCTTAGAGGTTTAACAGGCGATGTTAAGATTCCTAAGAAATTAACTGCTTCAAGTGCTGCTTTTGTAGCTACTGAGGGCGGAGCTGTATCTAACCAAACTCCAACAATTGGGAATGTAAGTCTTACTCCTAAAACATTGGGTGCTTTTGTTGATGTAACTAGACAATTAATGATTCAATCATCTTTAGATGTTGAAAACTTAATTAGAGATGATTTAACAAAATCTATCGCTGTTCATATTGACAATGTCGGTATTAGTGGTTCTGGAAACAACGGAAATCCTAAAGGTATTTTAAATACAACTGGAATTAACTCTGCCGCAGCTTTTGCAGCAGCATCTACTCCAACTTATTTAGAAATGCTTGGCATGGAATCTTTAGTTGCAGCTGATAATGCACTACTTGGAGATCTTTCATACATTGTTAACCCAACTAACATGGGCAACATGAAAGGAACACCTAAAGTAGCTGGCACATCTAGCTTTGTTGCTGAAAATGGCCAGATTAATGGATATAACGCAATCGTATCAACACAAATAGATGCTAATAAGTATTTATTTGGTAACTTCTCAGATTTCCTAGTTGGTTTCTTTGGAACTCTTGATATTGTTGTGGATCCTTATTCTTTATCTTCAACAGGAAGCGTCCGTGTGGTAGCTCTCCAGTCAGTAGATATGGGCGTAAGACACGCTGTATCTTTCTGTAAAGGTGCTTAATTAATTATGGTTATGACAACCAATAATGGAACTGGTGGCAGCAATGCCACCAGCGTTCTTATGAAAAAATATTTAGTAATTAAAGCAACAGTAATTAACTCAGAATCTGTTAATCCAGGTGATGTTGTTGAGATTGAAGAATCTATTGGCAATGAACTAGTTTATTACGGCAAGGTAGAAGAACACACTGGGAAATCTAAAAAAACAGATAGATCTGTTGGCTTAGAAAGCTCAGAGGTTCCTGCTCCTAAAAAAAGAACTAAGAGCTAATTGTGGCTCTTGAAAGTGTCAGTGATTTTAATTCCTATGTTGATTCAACAGTAGGATTTGGGGTTACTGGCACTTTTTTTGAAGTGCAAGACACTTTATTTGATACTAGGCCAGGATTAATTGATACCTGGTTTGATATTGATTCTGGGGCAAGCCAGAACATAAATTTGCTAATGGATGAAGATTATTTTTCTATTGAAGGCAACAGCGTTGCAGCTGAGGGCTTTCAACCTAAAGCTACTATAAGAGCCATTGATGCTCCATACGCATCGCACGCTGATAGATTGATAGTAGATGCAATCACAACAGATCAAGGCACTGTTATAAGGCCAGCAACAACATATTTAGTGGTTGAAGTACAGCCAGATAATGTTGGCATGATAACTCTACTTTTAGAGGCAGCATAATGAGCCAGATCCGATATGAAACAGAGGCAGATATGGCCGCTTATTTAGATCCAAATTTTGGCCATGGATTGCAGGCTACTTACACCAGAAATGGAGTAAACACTTCAATAAATTTAATATTGAACGAAGAATTTTTAGAACTTGATGATGGATCTGGTGTTGAATCCGCAACGCCTATTGCATATTGCAGATCCGTAGATATTTTAAATGTTTCCCAAGGAGACACCTTGGCCGTTAGTGCATACAAAGATGTTGATGGCAATATTTTGAAAGCGGCAAGCAATTATAAAATTGTAAATGTGCAAAAAGACAACAAAGGCTTTACTGCCTTAGTATTAGAGGCAAGCTAATGGCAGATCATGTTAGGCAGCAGATCCGCAATCAAGTTGTTACACAACTAACAGGTTTAACAACTACTGGATCTAATGTGTTTGATTCCAGGGTTTACCCTTTAGAGGATGGCAACCTGCCAGCGATTTTGGTTTATACAAAATCCGAAACAAGCGAGCCAATAGAGATTGGCCCAAACAGAACAAGTGAAAGGATCCTTAGCCTAAATGTTGAGGCCTATGTTAAGAGTACAACTAATTTTGAAGATACTCTGGACACTATTTGTAAAGAAGTTGAGCAGGCAATAGCTGCGGATCCAACCCTATCTGGGAAGGCCAAAGATTGTTACCTGGAATCAACTGAAATTGAATTTAATGCAGAGGGAGAAAGGCCTTTAGCCTTCGGAACTTTGGTTTTTTTAACTAGCTACTATGTCCAGGAACAAAATCCAGATGTGGCAGTTTAACCAGGAGTAAATTATGAAAATGATTAGCCCAGATGGTTCAAGTTTTATAGATGCACATCCAACTAAGGTTGAGTATCTATTAAAAAAGGGTTGGAAAGGAGAAGCAATCCAGGAAACAAAATCTTCTCCAAAAAAACAGGCGAAAGCCGAGGTAAAAGAAAATGGCAGTGCATAAAGGCTCCGAAGGGGCAATTAAAATTGGCAGCAATACTGTAGCGGAAGTTAAATCTTATGCTCTGGACGAAAGTGCGGACACAATAGAAACTACTTCCCTTGGCGATGCTGCTCGAACTCATCTAGCATCTTTAACATCATTCTCTGGTTCAGTAGATTGTATGTGGGATGAAACAGATACTAATGGCCAAACAGCGTTGGCAGTTGGATCTACAGTTACTTTGCTCTGGTACCCAGAGGGAAGTGGAAGCGGAGCAACTTTTTATAGTGGCAGCGTAATTGTAACTGGTAAAAATATTACAGCTAGTTTTGATGGACTTGTTGAAGCATCAATAGCCGTCCAGGGAACTGGTGCTATTACAACCGCAACAGTATAAAAAATGTCAGTAATAGATAACGCAGTAAAACATTTTGATAACCAAGATGTGAGAGTAACGCTTGTTCCAGAATGGGGCGAAGAATCAGAGCCGTTAAAAATATACAGCAAGCCATTAACGCTAAGTGAAACATCTAAGCTCTATAAAATGAGCCAAAACGATGATCTTACAATGATGGCTTATGTATTAATTTATAAGGCACTAAATGGCGAAGGAGAAAAGTTATTTGATATTGGCGATAAAAACAAACTTTTAAATAATGTAGATCGAGAAGTGTTAGTAAGAGTGGCCCAAGAAATTATGGGGCAAGAGCCTATTGAGGAAACAAAAAAGGACTAACAGAGGATGCTAATTTATTTCTGCAATACAGCCTTGCAGAAAAGCTAGGTAAAACCTTAGAGGAATTGCAGCAAATTAGTGTCCAGGAATATCAAGGCTGGATTGCTTATTTAGAAATATTAGAAGATAGAAAAAAGCATGGCAAATAAAAAAGTAAAGATTGAATTAACAGCTGTTAATAAAACAAAAGCTGCTTTTACCTCTGTAACTGGTGGCCTTAAATCTATTGGTGGAGCTGCCGCAGGTGCAACCAAAGGAATTGCAGCTGTAGGTATTGCAGCAACAGCAGCAGCTGGTGCATTAGCTTTAATTGTTAATAAATCTTTTGATGCGGTTGATGCTTTGGGTAAAACTTCTACACAAACAGGAATTGCTACAGATACATTGCAAGCGTTTCATCTTGCGGCCAGAGAATCTGGTACAACTGTTGAAGGTGCAAATACAGCACTTATTAAATTTGCTAGAAGTGTTGGTGATGCTTCCAGGGGCCTAAAAACGCAAGCAGATATTTTTAAAGATCTTGGTGTTGAATTAAAAGACACTAACGGCAACATGAAATCATTTGATACATTGCTAGTTGAGACAGCAAAAGGCGTATCAAACATGGCAGATCAAACAACCAGGGCAGCAGCTTTGGCTGGTTTATTTGGTAGGCAAGGTGTTGTTTTAACTGGTGCTA